CCAACTTTAAATTCATTATAATCAATATCGTTGCCTTGTTCTTGATCATGAGCTAATAAGCCAGAATAAATTAAAGCTCTAATGCCTTTTATTGACATACCACCAACAAAAATATCACCAATTTTATCTAGTGATATATTCATTTGCTCAGTAAAGTTGCTCCAGAAATTCATAGAAAAATGCATAGTTCGCATTTTGCCACCTAGTTTTAGGGTGTAATACCCTCGTTTCTTGTTTGCCATTATATATAGATTTATGGGATTAGTTCCTTAAGCTAATCCCAGTTTATAAATTTAGTTGTATTATGATTTTGCAATTGCTCCAGTAATGGTAATTGATCCAGAATATGTTACTGGTGATTCCATTTCAGCACTCATTTCAACACTAGATAAAAAACCAGATCCACTATAAACAGCATCACCACTTTCAGCAGTTCCAAATGTCCAGTTTATTTTAGTTCTAGCAATTAAAAGATCTGCGGCTTCTATCGCATTATTTGCATCATCATAAGCAACCAAACCTTCAAAACTGATTTCACCACTTTTAACACCAGCAATAACCTCTTGAAAACCAGCACTATCCTTTGTTGTTGCTTCTGGCAAATCATTAGAAAGTGAAAGCGAACAAGATGTTGAATGTCCTATTGCAACAGCCGAACTAGATCCAGCGGCAAATTTTAAAAGTAAATTAGTTCCATTAAAAACTCCAGTAGTAGCCATAATAATATATTTTAATAATTAATTTTAAACAAATATACAAAATAAAAAATTATACATCTTCCCAGTTTGTGGCCAAATCTTCCCACTTACTAAATACATTTTCCCAAGTTAAACCAGCACTTGGATCTGTTACAGTTACAACACCAGTTAAATTTATTTTAACATTAAAAGTTGTTGCATTTTCAAACTCGGCTGTTTCATCAACTGATTCAATAAACCCATCACCCCTTACAATTAATTTAGGGTTTACAGCATCTTTGAAAATAAATATTGCTTTTTGCCGAGTTATAATCATGTCGGCCAATTCATTAAATGTTAATGTATTGCTGTAATTTGTTAAACCCTCGCAAGTTAGTTCACCAGATTTAACGCCTGGCATAACTTCACTCCAACCACCAGATGCCTTTGTTGTTGCATCTGGTAAATCTAAATTAATGTTAAAAGTTGTATTTGTTGAATGTCCTAATACTGTATTGTCTTTTAATAATAAAAAGCTAGTAGCATTAAGAATAGCCATGATTTATTCTTGTTCTGGTATTATTTCGTATTCGCCAGATTGTAAATTAATATTTATTTTACCATATTTTTTCTCAAGCTCAATTGTCATGTCATTTTGTTTTTTTTCTAATTCATCTATTTTATTATGTAAATTAGATTCTTGAATTGGCATAACTTTTAATGCTCTCGAAATTTGCCCTAGATTAAGGGTAGCATTAGTTAATTCGTTTCTGTTTTCTTGTAGATCTTTTAATTCTTTTTCCTCTAGTTTGCTCATTATTATTTATTTATTAATTATTTAATGGATTATCCCAATCTGGTTTTAAAAATTCATCAATTGGGTTTTTTTGTAATTCTATTGCTTCGCTCAAACTTTGTTTCATTTTATCAACATCTAATTTATTATGTAACCATGAAACAACATCCTCTTTTTTTAAATCTTTATATTGTATAAATGGTTTTTCTTTGTCATAAAAAACGCTAGTCGTGCCGATTGAACTTATTGATATTTTTGGATCTGAATCATCCTCAGCAATAAAACTCCAATGTATATTATAAATTACATTATCTAAATCATCCTCTTTTATTTTTGCATCTAATTGATTTATAATCCAAGTATAAGTATTTGCCATAATATTAATTTTTTTACAAATTTAAACATTTATTTTAACAATTGCCAACGCCAATAATTGCTCCTTCATTATTAACTTGCATCCATTTACCAGTTGGTGATGGAAAATTATCGTTACTGTAAATTGCATAATAACCAGCCGCAACAGTTGTTGATCCGCTTATTGTAGTATAAGCATAATAAATACCAGTACCACTATCTGGCACCAAATTATTTGTATCAGTATGAAAATAAGTTGTACCGCTAGGTATTCCAGCACTACAAGCATTTGAGCTAGATGATGAACTATAAATAAACTGAAACGCTGTTCTTGTTACGTTTTGGTTATATTCACTAAACTCCGCAAAACTTAATGGATTTTGACCATCTGGGCGGTTGTTTATTGGATTTAAAGTGTTTACTGCTGGATATGAATTACCAGAACCACTAGCATTGCCGCCAGTTACTCTCTGTAAATCACTCATATAAATTGGATTAGTTATACTAAAACTAGAGGTATAACCAGCACCAGTTCGTTCCCTGGCTGTTTTAAGCATTGTAATTTCATCATTTGCAACATTTGGACAAGCCATAATTTATTTTTTAAGTTCTTTAATTTCTTGTTTTAAGTTGTCAACCTCTGCTTTAAGTTCTTTTATAGCTTCTATAAAAACACCAGCCATATTACCATAGGCAACCGAATACATATCATTATTATCTTTTTTAACAACCTCTGGCAATACTTTTAAAACTTCTTGAGCAATTACACCAACCTTAGTTGATTTATCATCAATATCTTTTCTGGTATATGTTACGCCTCTTAATTTTGTAACTGTATTTAATGCATTATCTACTGTTTTAATGTTTTCTTTAACTCTTTTATCTGAAAATGCAATAACATCGCTTGTTGCCCTAATAGTACCAGTTACATCTAATTGATAACTAGGGGTGCAATTAATACCAACTAACCCATTACTTAAAATGTTTAATCTATCAGTGCCACTCGTAAATAAAGAAAATCGGTGTCCACTTTCTGTGCCTATACTACCAAATGCCGCTGAACTGTGGCCATACATTCCAATATTAACATCACTAGATGCACCACCAGTAAACCTAGATATAAAACCATTTGCATTATTATAAACATGAAATTTTCTAGCTGGTGACTCAATACCAATTCCAACATTTTGGTTTCGATCAACTGTCATTGTCCTTACCGATGTGCCTTGAGTAGATGATGAACTTGGCCCAGCATCTGTCCAGAAACTAATTTGACCACCATGTTCGGCACTATTTTTTACCTCAAACTTTATTGCTGATGCGTAACTAGTATCAGTATCAGTATATGAAAACTCAATGTTTCTGGATGAACCACTTGTAAAACCAGTTCCAATACCAGTTAATAATATACCATCTGCATTTGTAGCACTTGAAATTTCTAGTTTCTTTGCTGGGGATGAATTATTTATACCTACGTTGCCATATGCATTTAAAACCAACACATTAGCTACGCCATTAGTTCTAAAATCCATAACACCAGTATCTCGTGTATAACGTATTCTACCTTCGTATTGACCAGCACCAGTGTTAGCACTTGCGAAAGTTAGAGCGGCTTGAGCTGAATTACCTTGCCATAATGTTATATGCGGTGAAACTCCACTTGTTCCCTTACCTATAACTAATGATGCGGTTGTACTACCACCACCACTAAAACTATCAGGTGAACTATTGTTAATTCCAACTGCACCAGCAGAAACTATCCGCATTTTTTCACTAGTACCACCAGAACCAAAAATTAAATTATTACTTGCTGTTAATCCTATATCACTCGTTGTACCTCCAGTTATAGTTTGGTTTGCAACTCCTAAATAACCTTTTAAAGAATTGTTATGTTTTAACGCCACATATGCACCATCACTTTTATTTAAAAATAATCCTCCATTAGATACCTCTACGTTTCCAAATGTATCAATAAACATTCTTGTAGTCGTGGTTTGGGTTGTGCCGCTGGTGGTTGCATTTTTAAAATATATTTTCCCATCTACTAAAATTATAGATGAACCCATTACATCACTTGTAATAGCTTGAAAAACTCCTGATGTATTTAAATAAGTATTTTGACATATTGCTATTTCATCATCTGTACCATAAGCTGCAATTTGACTTGATTGTCCTATTTGCAACACCTTCCATCCACCACCAGAAGCAGTATAAGTATCTGGTGGTATTGCTGTTGTTGCGATGCCTACGTTACCAGATGAATTTATTATCATATTTATATTACCACTACTACCAAGTTCTAAGGTATCTGTTGGATGTTGATATCTAACTTGTCCTCGAATATTTGAACCAGCATCACCAAAACTAATACCAGTTTGACCAGTACCAAAAATAGTTATTCCAGTATTTGTGGTATCTGTTGAGCCAAAAACTGCATCTCTATAAACTGAACTAGCTGATCCAGATGGTGTCGTATCGCTATATGAAAATGTTGATGAGCCACCGACCACCTCTAATGTACTGCCTGGTGAAATTGTATTTATACCAACTCTATTATTAGTAAAATCAACAGTTAATGTATCGGTACTTCTATATGAATTACCTCTAAATGAAAATTTATCATTAGTGCCAACACCTTCGCCAATAGTAAAAAATCTTCCAGTTGTTGAGTTTGTAAATCTTATATTAGCTCCATTAGCTTGAGTTAAACTCAATAGAGCTTGTGGTAATGCTGTACCAATACCAACTCGAGCATTACCCATTACAGTCAAAGCATTTGAATTACTACCGCTGTTAACTCTAAAAGCATAAGCACCAGCATTTGTTGTGGCTGTTTGAACATTAATACCATGTGCATTGGCACCACTATTAGAATTATAAAAATAAGCTGAATAAACATTATTTGCATCTTCTCTAACATCTAGTTTTGATGTTGGATCCGTTGTATTGATCCCAATCATCCCATTATTTTTTATATAAAATCTATCAGAGTTATGGTATTCATCTCTTATTTTAAAATAACCATTAGCACCTTGTGATAATAAACCAAATGCCTCTGCTGTATTTCCTTCCCCTATATAAAATCCACCAGCAACATTACTAGCAACTCTCGATCTTATATTCCCAGCAACATCCAGTTGTGCATCTGGATTTAATGTATTAATACCAATTTGACCAGTATTTGTTATATTTAATCTGTCAACACCATTTGTAAATAAAGAAAATCGGTGATTACTTTCAGTTCCTATACTACCAAAATAACTGGTGCTATGTCCAAAAATTCCAATATTAACATCGCTAGATGCACCAGCGGTAAACCTTGCAACAAATGTATCTGCTGGATTTACAACATGGAGTTTTCTAGCTGGTGAATCTGTATTAATCCCTACATTTTGGCTAGGATCAATTGTCATTGCTCTAGTTAATACTCCTTGAGTAGCTGATGAACTTGGCCCAGCATCAGTAAAAAAACCTATTTGGCCACCATGATTGGTGTTGTCCTTAACTTCAAATTTAATAGTTGATGCATAACTGGTATCGGTATCGTTATAAGAAAATTCAATGTTTCTAGAGGAACCAGTAGCAAAACCACCATCACCAGTTAGCAAAATACCATCACCATCAACAGTACTAGTAATCTCTAATTTTTTTGCTGGAGTTGTATTATTTATACCTATGTTGCCAGTATTACTAATTACAAAATCTTTGTTAAATGCTGAATTATAAGAATTACCAAAGTATAAATAATTACTAGCATCATTCCAACCAATAAATCCAAATGTGCCACCAGATCCACTCTCTCCAATCTCTAAAATTGCATTTGCTTTATTTATCGCTACATTTTTAAAAAACTGTACATATTGAATTATGCCATTGATTCGAGAATATATATCAACATCACCAGAGCCATTATCACATTGAAAATATATACTTTTATCATCTGCTAAGTTTTGTATATAAAGATCGCCAGTATTGTTTCTTATATGACCATCAGTTGTACTAAAAAACAACTCTAAATCGCTATCAGTTCCAACTAAAATCTTTTGGTTATCAGCCATTATAATATTATTAGCTCCAGATGTATTGCCAATTGCTAATACAGCACTTAGTGCTGGTGTGCCTGGAATAGTTGGTATGCTATCATCAACATATTTTTTTGTAGCAAAATTAAGATCACTAGTCGGAGCAATACCAGTAACCAAACCAGTAAAAGTTGCTTCAACTGCTACAAAATTAAAATTACCACTACCAGAGTTTACCAATTTAAGTGTTTTTGTGCTTGATGTATTAACACCTAATTGAATAGTTGAAGAATCTGGGAATGTCCAATCATAATCAGCAACACCAGTATCTGTAAATCTTGCCACTGGGTTAGTAGTAGAAGATTGAGATGAGGTAATTGAACCATCAGCTATTCGTAAATCATTTGTACCAGTTATATCAACAGTACCAGAAAATGATCCAGTTGTTCCACTTATAGGTTTTATAAAAACAATATTTTCAGTACCACCATCTAACCTCATATATTCAGTAAGTGAATCAGATCCATTGTCTAATTGGAATTTAATATCACCATCTGTTACAAATGAATTAAAAATTAAATCCCCAGTACCAATTCTAAATAATGTATTTGTTTCATTATGATATGCTCTAAAATCTGAGCCACTACCTAAAATTAATTCATCATTATCCTGGATAATTAAGTTGTTTGAACCAGATGTATTACCAGCACTTAAAACAGTACTTAATGCTGGTGTTGTAATTGTAGGTATATTATCATCAACGTATTTTTTTGTGGCAAAATTTAGATCAGCTGTTGGTGCAATACCAGAAACTAACCCAGAAAATGATGCTGTACTACCAGTTAAATTACCAGTAAATGCACCAGTACCACCAACAGATAAATTACCATCAGAGGTTATACTACCATCAACACCATTTAACCTAATTTGTAAATCTGTATTTTTATAAAATTCCAATTTACTGGCATTATAACCACTACCAGTTTCACCAAAAAATTTAGTTACTAATGTTGAATTTTTATAATGTAAAATACTTGCATCAAACGTGGCATTACCATCAACATCCAAAGTGCTAGAAAATGTACCAGTCGTTCCGCTAATTGTGCCGCCAGTAACATTACCTTCTAAATTAGCAACTAGAGTACCAACAGAATATCCACTAGCGGATATATCAACAGTTGTTGTTGGCTCAGTACCAGTACCAATAAATAATTTAAATTTATCATCACTAGCATCGTTAAATAAACCTTTGTATTTAGTACTAGTTGCAACGTATTTACCAAAAAAACCAATGTCTAATGTGTTTGCTGTATTGTCTTTTGCTAATTTTATTAATGGATCCTCAACCGCAAGATCCTCAACATTTAAATATGTTAATGTGCCATTTACAGTTAAGTTTCCAGAAACAATTAAATTGCCACCTATTTTGGCATTACTACTCGTATGCAATTGGTAACTAGGTGTTACGCCAATTCCAATGCTAGTAGTTGATAAATATATTGCGGATGAATTACCCAACCCATCACTAAGTATTTTTGCGGTTCCAGTTAAATTTGAATTATCGCCAATTTTAAGGATTGCATTATAAGTATCTTGAACTCTTAATCCAGTAAATGTAGTTGCCATAAATTATATTTTATACAAATTTAAGCAATTATGTTTACCTTTTTTTTCCTTGCCCTCTAGTTATTTTTTTGTAACTGTTTTGCCCTTTTGATGCATTTTTAGAATGTACACCTGGCCGCTTTTTTCTTTTAGATTTTTGGTAATTGTTTACAATATTTTTGGCCATTATTTTTTAATTTTTTCCATTGATCGGCCACCAAAATATGCACCAATAACAGTAATTAAAACTAATTGCAATAAATCAATCCAATTTGCCTTAACCTCAAACTCAATAACACCAGCATCAATAAAAACCATTAATACAGTTGAAACAACTAAAAAAATTAAAACCATGGGCCGCACATTACGACTAAGCCAGGATCCAGAGTTTGTATCAGCTAACCATCTCTCAGTAACATTTTTTTGCATATCTGATTCGGCATCAATCCAAATTTGGTTCATTTCTTTTTCAAACTTTGCCTTTTCATCTTTTGTGTGTACAAATTTATCAACTAAGTTTCCAATTTTACCAGCAACACCAGCTCCAGCATTACCAAATAATTTTGCTAAAATATTTTTCATAAGCTATTTTTAATATTAAAATAATTAAAGTAATTGTAATAATGTTTAAATGACTTTCGCCACAAAAACCTAATAAATGTTTTAAAGTTTCCATAAATTTAATTTAAAGGTAATATTGTTAATGCACCGATAATACATAAAATTAATAACATAAATAACACATCATAAATTTTCTCCATTATTAAAAAATTTAAAATGAATGACAAAAAAAATTAAATACAAATTAAACTCTGTCCAGTTATTTATTTCATCGGCTTCATAAAAGCTAAAACCTAATAATGGGCCAGTTGTAAATTTTTCTAATATGGCACATTCCCACCTAGTCATCATCTTTTATAAATTTTATCCTCAATTTTATCTAATCTTTTTGATTCAACCTCAATGTGATTTTCTAAAAATTGTATTTTTTGTTCTAATAATTCTAGCGATTGTTGAGGTGGTAATTTTTTAGCAACCTCAATTTCTTGTTTATTTATATCAATTTGTTTAGTTAATGTGGAATAAGTCATTGTTAAACTAATTATACCACCAGCAATAATAATTAAAGTTTTTAAATCCAAGTTTAAATCTGGTTTACCATCGCCATCAATATCAACATTTACTTTTTTATTTTCAATACCCATTGTTATAAATTTAACTATTTGTTATATCTATATATTTTGTTTTACCCTTATCCCTAACCGCTTTTAAAATACGATTTCTGTTTGCTGAATCCGAAACATAACTGACATGAACCCAATCTGGGTTTGTACTATCGCCAAACTCCCAAATCATGGTATCAAAATTTAAATTTTCTTTTATATAATTAAACATTTCTGCATTAGATTTATAAGCATATATATCATCAATATCCATTGCATATCCAAAACAGTGCTGAGATGTTTGTTTACCATTTTTTGATGCACCGCCAATGGCTTTATTAAGTGCCTCAGATCTATAAAAAGAATTAATCTTTATTGGGCCACCAACCCATTTTCTAAGCGGCTCAAAAATGTTTTCTGCAACAGATTTCATATTAGTTAAAATGTTACCATCTGGCGTATTTGCTAAACTCAATCTAATAGCTGTTATGCTTTTAGTTGCTTCCTTTTCAGATATATGTTTACTAATCATAATTTAAATTTAATTTGTTGATGCCCTTCTAGTTCTAGTTTTTTCTAACATTAAAAAATTAATTCTGTTTTGAATTTCCTCTTTTGGTACTGTTATTTTAAAGGTTAAATCGGCTGACCATTTACCTCTAGGTTTGCCATCTTTGTCAAGTAAAATAATTACTGGTACCGCTTTAATTTGTGATCTTATAGAAGGTGATTGATCCTCTAATAATGCAATCTGTATTTGGCAATTTTTTATACCTCTTAAATTATAATTATTAGATTGATTCCATTTTGCATTTATATGCAATAAGGTAAAATCTTGAGCATTAGTTTGTACAAATGCAAATAATACAATAAGGGCAATTATTATTTTTTTCATCTTTTGTTTTCATATATTTTTTCTGAATTTATTTTTATAGCTTCTTTATTTTCTTGTATATTTTCTTTTAATGTTTTAGTTACTTTGTCAATTTGAATTACATTAGCTCTAATTAATTCATCTTTTAATTGAAACTCCATTTTTTGTACAAATTCATCGCCACTAAAATTATCAATTTTAGAATTAAGAGCATCAATATCACTTTGTAAAGTAAACCACATACTAGCTAGAGATATTGTACCAGCAATAATAATTCCGATTGTTTTTAAATCTAATTGTACGTTTGTATCCTCACTAATTTTAGTTGCCATCTTTTTTCTTACTTTTTATTTTTTGTATTGTATAAATTATGGTTGCTATAAGTAAAATAATTCTTAATGTAACCTCAATATTTGTCATTGATAAACCTAGAGCTAATGTGTTAAATATATATATTTTCATGTCTTGTATTTCCACTTTGTTATATTTGTTCAATTTTATTTGATAGTTCTAGTATTGCCCTAAAATATGTATGATCACTTAGATCCTCTTGTATATAAGTTACTCCAGAATTTTCAACAGCATAACAGTTAAAATTATCAGATGCTAAATTAAAAGCACTTTGATTTTTAGTAATTAGTAATGCCATTATATCATTCATTATAGTATTGGCATCTAATTCACCACCACTATCACTTTCAAATCTTGTAACCACTTCAACCCTAGTAATACATTCAACATTGTATTTTGTTTGGTTGTCATCTATTGCATTTGTGGATAAACCATAAACTCTTATATATGGATATACAGTACTGGATGGAACCCTATTATAAATTAAAACATTAGATCCGCCAAATGTAACAGCACCAGCCAAAGTTGTTATAATTTTTTTTCTTATAAATTTAATCGGATCCTTCATTATTGTAAATCAGTTTTAATAGTGCTTTTTAACCTTTTTAATAAATCGTTAAACCCTTCACGAACTGAGTTAAAAAAATATGGTTGGGGTTTCATATTAACCTCACGAACTCCTTTGCCAGAAAACATTGATTTTATCATGGCTGGATTGATACCTAATTGTTGGGCATCATTTGTGTTAATAAAACCACCAGTACCAAATTCAATATAAGGTGCATAAACCGCCTTTGCTTCTACATAGGCATTTTTATTCATTGCACCATAACTAATTGACTGTTTTAAGTTACCAGTATCAACTGGAACTTTTGCAACTGCTTTACTAGCAATATCAGCAACAGTAAAACCAATTTCATTGCTAAATTCTTGTTTACTAAATTTTTTTAATTTTTTTAGTTTTTTATCTAGCAATGCAAGATCGGATCCATTAATTTTAATATTTACTGATTGCATTATTATTCAATTTTAGTTGCTTTTATTTTACTATGGTTTTTATAATCTGATTCATAAATTTCATTAATTCTATAATCTTTGGCGTTACCTTCAATTTCAAAAAACCATTCTTGGCCACCAATATTATCTTTTATAAAATTAACTGTATTACTTCGGCATATTAATTCAACCTCTGTCCTGGTTTGTCTTTGGCCATCTGTTGTTTCCCTAATACCACTAATTTCATCAAACTTGGCCCATATAGCAATATAGTTTGATACACTAGATGTCCAGCCACCAAAACCATCACTCGTTTTAGCCATTTGTTTTATCTGTATTCTAGTATTTAGTTTTCCAGGATTCATTATAAAAACATTGCTTTATAGGAATTTAAAATATCCCTGGTATCACTAGGTATTAAATCCGATGCTTTGTTTTCATCACCAGAATTAAAATCAACTCTATTCTCATAATAAGTTGTTGCAAGTTGCAAAATAGCTTGTTGCAATAAAGAATCATTTAAACCACTTGTAATATAAATTACAGTTACTTTTTTTGCATAACCATTGTCAAGCTCAATTGTTTCTTTGTCTAAGCCGACATTTGTATGTGTCAATGCAATACCATCAGCATGGATGCTAGTTATTGATGTAACTGGGCCAAAGGGTATTGAAAATGTGCCAGATGTTTCATCTAAATAATAAGATCTGTTTTTTGCGACAATATCTCTGGATATATAATTTTCACACCATATTCTGGCTTGAGTTATTTGCCTAGCAATTATTGCATCATCAGCTGTTGTATCTATTTTTGCAAATAGTTTTAAATCAGCTGATGAAACAATTTCAGATCCAGTTGTTGAGTTAATTTTAGATTGCCTCATTTTTAGTTTCTTTAGAATCGAGTTTTAACTCTTTGGTTTCTTTTTTAATTTTAGATTCTTTTTTATCAATTGATTTTGCCCACTTTTTAGAGATCCAAATTTCACCTTTGTGATCAGCAATATTTAATTCATCGCCTTCATTAAATCTAGTGCCATCTTTTAAAATTGATATTAATAATTTGATTTTCATGATATTTATTTTATGTAAAGATAAAAAAAAAGTACCACTAGTTTTTAAACCAATGGCACTTAAACTTATTTATGAAATCAATGCAAAGTTATTAAAATTTTCTTTATACTTGCCATTGATGTTTAATTTTAAACTTGTTTGCTCTAAATTTGGTATAATAAAAAACCCTTTGTGCCTTTCATCCCATAACACAAAATAATCAACATATTTTTTTTCATAAAAAGGCAAACCAGTTCGCCTCAATGTTATTTGTACACTATTTTTTCTTTGTGTACGATCTTTGCCTAGATATTTTATTTGTATTTTAAAAAGTTTGCCATTTTTTTCTAGTATGCAATCATAATAACTAGCACCCAATAATGGTATTGAAACATTATAACCATGTGTAATTGCAGTTGCCGCAAAATGATATTCCGCAAAACAACCCTTTTGGTTATGGTTCATAAAAAAGAATATATAAAAAAAACCGACTAAATTAATAATCGGTTTTTAACATAATAAAGAATTTAAACAAACAACTATTATGAAATACTATCTTTATTATGTACAATATCTTTTATTTCACTAGCCAATTTTAATATTTTAATTTTTTTTATAGGCGGTAAATTATCCCAGGTTTTACGTTCAATAGAACTATTAATCATGTCATCTATACTAAACATTATTTGAATCATGTGTTAAAATTGAAAAGCCAAAAATTAAAAGAATAGAGCCAGTTAAAAAGTCATTTGACAACCATACTACCCTAATGGACAAAAAGAACATAATAAACGCTAAAAAGTGCTTTAAATTAAACATCCTCATTATTTTTTAAGTTAGATGTATTAAAAGGATTAAAACAGTTATAAAATTCTTGTTCTAATAATTCCCTTTTATTTTTATGTTTAATTTTTAATTTATTTACAGCAATCATGTTTTTATTATGTCTTATTTTGTCGGCTTGTATATCTTGTTCAATTTCTCTTTGCCTTCTAGCTTTATTTATGTTGTGTAAAAATTTATCTCTATTTGCCATAATTATTTTTTATCTATTAGATTAATTAATTTTGTTTGTACTTTTTTATTATTATAAGCTAATGAAACAACATCATTTTGTAAATCATTTACTAATGACTTTGCATCTTTTAGTTTATTTTTATCAATTGCCTCAATTAAAAAATCTATTGTAACCCATATATTTGAGTAATATGATGAATCGCCTATTATATCTTGCCTAATATTTTCTAGTTGTTTTGCCATAATTAAAACTCTAACATTAGTATTAACATTATTGAATAAACAACCACATGGATTGCTATTAGCCACATCCAGTTTTTAGGATCTTGTTTTAAGAATTTTTTATACATATCAAACATTGCTTTTAAAAATACCATTGTTA